GGTATCATGTTAAAGATTAACCCATTATCTACGTTTTACGTCGGTATTGACGTCAGTTCAAAATCCAACTATGTTTGTGCTTTGGATTTTTATAAAAATAAATACATAAACTCTTCTTTTGCTAACAATCAGCCTGGTGCTGAAGAACTAGCCAAGAAGATTCTTGAATGTTTGAAAGAACACCCTGATCTTAATACGATTGTTGCTGCTCTGGAGTCTACCTCTGTTTACAGCATTCACATTGCAAATTTTCTCTCTTCCTGCGAGGAACTGATGCATTTCAAACCTTATGTTTTTGTGCTCAATCCCAAATGCACAGCTAATTACAAAAAGTCTTATATCGGATTAGGTAAGTCTGATCCTATTGATGCCTTTGTTATTGCCGATTATGCACGTGCAGGAAATATCGAAACTGAGCCATGGCGTGGAAGCCAGTTCTTGGCTCTTAAACGCCTCACAAGGCATCGTCTGCATCTTGTTGAATGCATGACCAGAGAGAAAACCTACCTGGTTTCTAATCTGTATCTGAAGTTCAGTGAACTACAGATGTTAGAAGGTGATGACCAGCCTTTCTGCGATATTTATGGAGCAACCTCTTCCAGTGTATTGACAGAATACTTATCTCCTGAGGAGATTATTGATTCATCTGAGGAAGATCTCATAAGTTTTCTCGCACAGAAAAGTCGCAATCGTATCAAAGACATTAGCAAGACCGCAGAATTACTCAGGAAAGCGGCCAGAGATTCTTATCGCTTAGATAAAGCTCTTTATGAACCATTAAATGTATCTATTGCCAGCTCTTTCAACTGTATTGAAACTTTCAAGAAAGAAATCAAGCTTATAGATATTGCCATCGAAAGAGAAATCAGAGGATTAAATCCTAATGCTTTTATTATTCTTCAATCCATAGATGGCATTGGTCCTGTCTTTGCAGGTGGCATTGTAGCTGAAATAGGCGACATCTCTGCTTTTCATTCCTCTGATGCTCTTGCTAAATATGCCGGACTCATGTGGAAGTCAAACCAATCAGGTGATTTCGATGGAGAAGATACTCCAATGAGTAAAGCCGGAAATCGTTATCTCAGATACTATCTTGGCGAAGCCGCCAACAGTATGAGAAAACATAATGTTGAGTACGGAGCGTACTATCGAAAGAAGTACAACGAAGTTCCGAAGCATCAACACAAAAGAGCACTCGCGCTGACTTCACGTAAATTCGTTCGTTTGGTTTATGGATTGCTGGCCAGAAACCAACTGTACTCCGGCGTATCGCTGGATACATCAAATGAATAACTGGTTTTAGCCTGTGTTTTTGCATAGGTCTATTAAAGTTACCCTTTTTCTGAAAAACATATCGAAATCTTTTCAAAAATCATCTTGACATATCACCAGATTGCTCCTAACTATAAAAAGCCCTGAGGATAACTCAGGGCATGTTGTACCGGTGCAACTTTCCAGTTTTACCCATCTGGTATGGGAGATATCTGGATCACCTCCTTCTACTTCTTGCTTGCCTGTTTGATGACCTGGTGTGCTCCGGTTGCTGCCAGACCGGATACAATGCCAATGGCTGCAGCGTTGATCACATCTGTTGCTGGAAACTCCGGCATAAGGTACATACCGGCCACCCCCAGGATACCACCGGTCACTCCGCATACTACCGGGATAACCTCATCCTTGACCTTGGTAGTTGCCTTGCAGGCCATGCCGCCCAGGTAACAGATTGCTGTGATTGCTGTTACGCTTCCAATTCCAAAATCCATATCTATACCTCCTGTTCTGCCGGCTCATATGGTAAAGCCAGACATCTGTTATAAAGATCTTCTCCGGTTCCATTTCCACCCAATGCTTTATATGGCCTGAACATATACTCCAGATTGTCTCTGTCTTCTACAGTGCAATATTTTCTTTTCAAGTAAAATGTGCACGCCTGATAGATGCGATCATGAAGCAGTGCAAGGACGGCAGCATTAATAGCCTGCGTTTTTACCTGTTCCTTTTTTAATCGTCCTGCTAATCTATGATATGCTGCCGCCAGGACACCGGAGATAGTTGCAAAAAGCCATGCAGCCCAGTGCGCAGCTATATACTGTGTTATTTCTATCATCTTTTTCATACTCCTAAATCATTTTATAGTGCGGTCTCTCTTCGCCGAAAAACCAGTATCGTATCCAGTCATCCAGAATGATTCCAGCCAAGCTTACTGGAAACCATAGCAGCATGTACTGCGGGCAGATCTGGCCCAGAATGTTGCCCGGCATGCCGCTGTAGTCCCAGATACCCCAACCGAGCCAGAGATTGACGATACATCCGGTTAAAAACTCCAGCGCAGTGATTCCCGCTGTACCTATCAAAATCTGTTGCCAAAGCGGCGTATTCCAGCTCAGGATCTCATTGATAAGTCCAAGGTAAATAAAACAGATTCCGCCCAGAATAAACATGGTCCAGTGGCTCCAACCACGCCAGGCCAACTCGATCAGCACATAGAGTACACCGCCCACATCAGCTAAGAAAAGATACTTATTAAGCAGTCTGTGCATCCTTCACATCATCTCCCGCCATAGCTGCTATCTTTACAAGATATGCTTTCAGTACCTCTGACTGGTACTTTTCTGGAACATCTGCGCCGTAAAAAATCTGCTGCAGCTCCTCCGCAGTCTGTACGCCGCTGATCCACATATTAAGGGCATTGCAGTATGTAGTATGATAGCTTACATGCCACATGGCCGTGGTGATGATGGTCTGCATATCTGCGGCACTGTAATACCGGCACGGCTGGCCATCCGAATGATATTCCATCTGCTCCGCCCCGGCGTCAAGCTGTACCTGCTTTCCAAACAAGTTGAGCTGATCATGCTCCGTCAATGCAAAATGTTCTGTAGATCCGTCTGCAAGAGTCACACTGACACCGGAATAGATAGTCTGCTCGCATGCCCGGCTAATCTCCTGTTTTTTGCTTGCTTGCAGCTCTGCAAGGGTTGGTACATATGGTTCTGGTGGAGTGACAGGTTCCGGATCAGCTGGCGGTACATACACGCTGCCATCATCTGACAGATACACCGTCTGGCCCTCATCACGGTATACCGTAGTCCATCCGGTCAGCGTAGTGGCTAAGATACCGCCCGCAGTGTATATCTGGATGTTTCCATCCCATGATGCTGGTATAGCATCGCAAAAAATAATCTGCAGAACATGTTCCGCAGATTGTCTAATGCTTTGGATCTGATATACATCATCAAATCCTGTGATTTTAATTTTTTCCATTTATTTTTCTCCTTTCAATTTATTTTTTCTCTTCCTTCAAATAGTAATTTTAAAAATTATGTTCGAATAGATGGATCAGCCATAAGTAGCTATAGCGGTATGGGATCAAGCTTTAATACTGGTGTTACTTTAATTGATGATGCTGGAAACGCAGGTATGCCAACAGCTGAGTGGTATATGCTAATCTCCGCCGGTGGAGATGGAACCCGCTGTCAATTAGCAGTTGCACTTTTCACGGGTAAAATATACTGGCGTAACTGTGCAGCTGGTAAATGGTCTGAATGGGTACAGAAAGTGTAGATTTCAGATTATTTCGCCATCCACTCTCCCCAAGTATTGTTTCCCTTTTGTCTAATATAGAATTTTTCGTTACCCGCCGATAATGCAAGTTGCGAATTATAAACGGAATTCGTGTTGTAGACGCTTAAAACGATGCCTGCTGTTGCTTGAGTTAATCCTTTTTTATACGGAGAGTTCGCTGAATTTACGTCATAAACCCCTAATATGACATCAGGTACATCTAAGTCTGATATATATCCGTAGGTGCTACCTAAATTACTATTTTGTTTAGCAATCGCAGTCACCACATCCGCTGCACTGTCTGGCAATTTCGATACATCACCGATCTTCTGATTTACAGAATACAACGCTGCCATACTGGCAATCTTATCCGGATCATTAACGATCTGGCTTACTACTGCTGCTGCAATGGCTTCAATGGCATCACTGTTTCCTTTTATTCCTTCCTCCATATGTGTCAGTCTTTCCGCTGATAATGGCGTACTGGTATCAGGCTTATTTTTCCAAAGCTGTTTTACATAAGCCGTAAAGCTGCTTAATTTCATGTTTCTATTCCTCCTTCAGTTGGATAAATATCTTTTGATGGATACAGGTCTGTATCTGGATGCAGGGTAAACAGCTCCTCTCCAGGATAAAGCGTGGTTGCCGGATATAAGGTTGTCTGTGGATACAGGGTATAAATTTCAACCTCGATCTTTATCTTCCCGCCTGCAGTCACCGGGTTTGGCGTGATCGATACTGATTGGATATAAATACTGTCTGCCATTATTCAGCCACCACCTCTATACATTCCATCAAAATCTCTTCTGCTACTTTATAGGTGAAATAAAGGCGATAGGTCACACGTTTTTGCGGAGCTATCATGGCACGGATCACATCCCCATTGATCTCACATTCACCCTGGGCTTCGGTTTCATAGTTGCCTTTAAGTTCCCAGGTGGCATCCCGGATCGTGAAGGGAGCCTGATCTCTTGCGTGTATCCGAAGTCCAATGCTTTTATTTTCACCTACATAGAAATGGACCCGTTGCATCTTTTTCCTCCTTCCACTAACAGTTCCGTATAAATCTGCGGTGCTACAAGTTCAGCCTCCCATTCCGTTTCAAGAAGCTGTCCATAGTAAGGAACCGACTCCACATGAGCACACAGCAATGCTGTATTGACTACAAACAACATCTTTGCTATATATGCCTGATTACCAGCCTCATCCTCTGCCAGGATCTCCACCACATATTCCCCGTCCGTATCAAAGGGGACCGGTACATTCCACCAGTCCCCTTCTGATCGGTTCAGCTCGACTTCACAGCCGTCTACACGGCCAAAAACACGTTTGACCATTATAGCCTCCTATTAGTCGGTAACCTCCACGCTGATCACATAGGTCTTGCCACAGTCTACTGGGTTTGGATTGATCGTTACAGACTTGATCACAGGCGCTGTTGTATCTACTGTTACGGTTCTGGTAACGGTTGTAGTCTTACCTGCAGAGTCTTTCGCAACAACTGTAATGGTATTTGTACCAGTAACCAGTGTCAGTGCCTTACTAAAGGTACCATCAGATCCGACTGTTACTGTTTCCGCAGTACCACTGTTCAGCTTGACTGTTACTGTAACAGGGCTGGAAGTTGCGTCATTGGTAGTACCGGTAACAGTAACCGCAGTCTTGTTGGTAACCAGTTTATCTGCCGGAGCTGTGATAGAAAGTGTAGGTGGTACAGTATCGATCTTGAATGTAACGGTCTTCTGTGTAGCCGCATTTCCATCAAAGTCAGATGCATCGATCTTAATTGTATGGCTGCCATCTGCCAGAGCTGTAGTTGGAGTATAAGTACACTCATATCCACCTGTAACAGCTGTTTTAGTAATGCTGTCACCTGTAACCTTGCTGCCACTGTCAATGGTAATACCAATAGTTGCAGGATTAACACCAGAATCCGCATCTGTTACTTTCCACTTAATAGTTGGCTTATTGTTGGTGATATAAGATCCTGCTGTTGGACTGGTAATGGTAATAGCCGGTGCAACTTTCTCTTTTACTTTTAATTTCAGACTGGCTCCCAAGGTCGTATCTGAATCCGTCTTTGTCGTTGTATTTCCAGCCACATCCGTTGCCTTAACCGTTACCGGATAATAATGCCCGTCATTGATGGTATAACTGGACTTAGATGGAGCTGTGATCGTAGCTTCATATTTTCCTGTGCTGGAATTTAATGTTAATATAGTTGTTACGCCATTAATGATGGCCTGTACTGTTTTTACTGCCATTATTTTATCTCCTTCTTTTTATCTGTTTTCTCTAACCCACGTACAACAATCGCCGCATTACTGAGCAGTGCTGCCTGATCCGGGCCTGTTACTATAAGATGATCAAAAATATAGAGCAACGTTGCCCGCTGCTCTTCTGATAAGTTATACATGTTTTTCCTTTCTGATCAGGCTTTTCAGCCTGTCTATTTCCTCCTGCTGGCTCTGTATAGCAGCTACCAGCAGGGGAATGTAATTGGTATACGGGATCGTAAAATATCTTCCACTATGTCCATACAGAGGAAGGTTTAACCCCTGCTTTCTGCATATCCTACGGACATCCTGAGCAATAAAACCTATACCTGCATGGTCTGTCCGTTTCATATTGTAGGATACCGGCTGGAGCTGTTTGATGATCTGAAGTGCTGTTCCTGTATCTACTTTATGGATATTTTCCTTTAATCTTCGGTCTGAGTACTCATCTATTGTCCCAATGATCGTATTGGCTCTGAGCTTGTCACACCCAATGGTATTGGCGCCTATATCCGCCATGGACGCATAACAATCTACAGAAAAAGTATCCCTGCATGTAAATCTGGATGCAAGTACGGTTTCACCATAAATGGTAGCACCTGTAGCAGTGGTACCGATCTCTATATTTTTTGCAAGGACTTTACCATTCTGATCTACCGTAAACTGACCATCACCAACATTGATACTTCCCTTGAACAGACCTTCCACTACGGTCAGTTTCCCGTCTGCAGTCAAGGAAGAATAGGTGGACGTCCAGCTAAAGCGATTGCCTTTAATATCAATGCCGCCACTTTCAATGGATAATTGAGCCGATACTTCTCCCTTTTTAACCATCAGTTTTATGTTCTCTGCCGTCATCGTGATCTGAGAAGATAATTCTCCTTCTGCAGCAGACGCTCGTTTTACTTCTGCGGCAATCTGTTCTGCAGTGATCGTCAGTTTTGCCTCTGTACGTTTTTCTAGGTCCACCAGGTTTGCTGATACTTCATCTACATTTTTCTTTAAATATGCAGCCTTGCCTTTTAAGCGGATAATGTCCGCGTTGGTCCCCTGCTCTTCCTTTCGTATTTCTTCACCTGTTGCGCTATAGGTATCCTGTAAGGCATGGATCCCTTTCATCGTCCTCTTAATGATGTAAGAAACAATTGTCCCTTCTTCCGACTTGATCAAGCCGGCATCTCCCAGTTCTAAATATGGCAAGCCTTTTAGCAGATTACATTCGTAAGGAACATAAGGTCGGCTGCTCACCATTCCATAAATCCCCGCTGCGATCTGCTGTAATTCATCTGCGCCCTTGCCGTATAGCAGGAAGTTACCTTCTACTACCAGACAATTACCGGTTCCATAGATCGCACCAATATCCTCTTCTTCCTGGCGGATTTGTACTGCTTCAATGGCTTTTACCGTGTAATCTTCAAAAACACAGGATTTATACAGATTTTGTGAAATTGTTTCATCATAGACCTGCTCATTCATTTCACCTGGAACAAGGGGATATAATTCATCTGACGGATACAGATTTTCAGCTGGTGCCAAAATATAATTCGGTTGCAATGCAATATGCTGTAAAATCCCTTCCCGGTCAAAATGGCCAAACACACCATTCATCTGTTCACATGCAATCAAAGTATCTCGACCAGACAATTCTTCTACACTCATTGTCTTTTCAATCAAAATACTGTCATTTGGAAGATAAGATGGAACCTTTTCCGTCACACCAACGTACTGACATAAACTGGATCTGAATTCTTTCAATGTCATTGGAAACGAAAGATTGTTATACCACTGTGCCACATTTACATCAAACAGAGACATCTGATCCAGACCTACAATATCCAGATATTTTCTATCTGTTTCTTTTTCTGCGGATTTAATGATATATACTCCTAAAGGCATCCGATATCCATTGGGATATATGTCATCACCTGGAAACAGGCCTGCTTCCGGCCATATTCCCTCCAGGATCTGATAAACTTCCATTCTGGCTTCTTTTACAACTTCCGTAACATTAAGAAGTGTAATTTTAAACTGTGATGCTTCGCAGCTTCCAAATTCCAGATTTTCATTACTGGACAATGCCTCATCCAGTTCCATTGTTTCCGCTTTTATGTTGCTGCTTGAAAGACGCAGGTAAGGTTCATCTTCTCCTTTGTGATAAAAGTCCAGGATCAGCTGTTTATCTGTACTGTCTGCCCGATACAATTCTTTTAATCGTTCATCCACATTTAACATAAGCTGCCTCCCTAATATTCTGTCAGCTGGATATCAAATGGTTCATAGACCATATCCAGTTTTCTCTCATTCACATGGGAAATCGTATATTCAATATCTGCGATATAAAATACTCCTGACTTATAATCCATTTCCTCATCGTTCCAATACGTGACAGATACCTTTCTTTCCCGCTCTCCTCCTGACACGATTCCCGCATCTATGATCGCTTTAACGACTATCTTTTCACCCAGATACAGTTTCCGGATCGGTACTGTCAGGCTCGTCTTATAATTCGGCGATGTCTGACGGTGGAGCAATGCCGTTGCATCACGGGATGCATCCAGTTCCAGTCTCTGATTAGGTGTACTTTTATATTTCTCCAGATATTTGTTCGGAAGGACGGTATTTCCAAATTTTATAAGCCATCCTTTAAAAGCCATAGTCCTTCCTCCTTACACAAGCAGCGGATTTTTTCCTGTCTGCTTTCTTGCCAACCGGTTACGTTTTACCACATTTTCGTACACTACCTTTCCATCCAGATTGATCATCAGCTGAATGTCTCCACCCAGTCCAGCACCTGCCTCTTTCAAGGCTTCCAGCAATGCCTGCTTGATCGTAGACAATGGAGAGACCACTTCTGCTTCCCGATTGTTATCTCCAAGGATCGCCGCAAATTCTCCGGCCTGTCTTGGAACAACGGTTCCTGTAGCCAGTCTAGGAAGTTTCATTGATGAGACATTAAATCCAAAATGCTGACCACCAGCAAGGGGCACCCAGTCCGGTACATCAAAACTGATACCATTTAAACCTTCCACAATATGATTGATCGCAACTTCTACTGTGGAAATGATCCCGTTAAAAACACTCTTAAATATATCTTTTATACCATTTAAGGCCTTTTCCATATCTCCGGTAAATACGCCCTGTATAAACTCCAGGATGCCGTTTAAAGCGTCTGTTACACCTTGGGCTGCAGTGCTTACTGCTGCAAGAAGCGCAGTAAAAAATCCTCCAACATTTTCAATGGCTGCACCAATAAGCGGGGCAAAACTCTGAACGATCCAGTTTAAAAGCGGCTGCAGTACCTGGTTCCATAAGACGGTTAGGGTATCTGCAACGTTTCCGAATAATTCTACAAAACTTTTAATAAATGGCTGCAAATATTGGCTTTTGACTTCTGTAAATTTATCTGCCACTTTCTGAAGTGCCGGCAATATGTATGTTTCAAATGCTTCCAGAGCGCTTTTATGGATTTCTGTAAGTCCCTCTGTAAATGCGTCAAACATAGGTGCTACATGCTCATCATATGTCTGGTTTATCTGATCAAACGCATCTGTAAACAGATCTTTAAGATCTCCCATTATCTGAGCAGCAACTCCCAGAAGCCCGTCAAATGCCTGTTTAAAACCGGCCGTATTATTTGTAAGAGGCGTCAGCAGGGCGTTTAAAAGATCCCGCCCAAGCTTGACAAACACTTCTGTCAAACCCATGAAGGAGTTGGAAAAAAAGCCGATCAGATTTGCAGTAAATGTCTGCCCGTTTTCATCTGCAAAGACACTGAATACTTCTGCGAAAGCTGCGGAAAAATTTGCCACAATATCTGCTATGTCCCCGGTTATATCAAACATGTCTATGATATATTGCTTGATCCGTTCCTGAGCTTCTTCCAGATACTTTGCAGTGCCACCGACCAGGTTTGCTGCCAGCGTAATACCAACTGAAGCAACAGCCCCTGCAATCACGCCTAAATCATAGACCATTTTATTTCCCCAGGTACTTGCTGCAGCCTGGACTCGCGGATCTGAAAAAATATCAGACAGGCTTTCCTTAATACTCTGAAGCCCTTTCTGGATCGTAGCGAACCGGGAAGTAGTATCTCCTAATCCCACCTTAAATCCTTTGGTGAATAGACTAGACAGATCACTCCATTTCTTTTTTAATGCATCCAGGGCTTTTGACAGTGAGCTGGATACTGCCACCATTTCAAACATCTGGGATGGATCCGTTCCGGAACCGCCGCCTCCGCTACCTGCATTATTTTGACTTAAGACATTTAATTTATCAAAAGCTGCCAGACTATTCTTTGCATCTTTTGCTGCGCTTCCTGTCTTTTTAAGACTTTTTGCATAATCTTCCTGGGTCTTCTTAGCCTTCACAAAGGTGGATTTCCCAGTTAATGCCGCTACCAGTTGCCCGATCCAGGCCAGTGCCTGGGCTATCGCATCAATCAATGCAGTGATTGCCGGTACCGCAACACTTAAAATGGGAGCAAAACCGGCTGCCAGGCTGTTCTTTAAATACAATAAAGAAGAGGACAGACCGGATAATGTCTGGTTTGCGCTTCCGGAATATCTTGCAAGGTTTTGAAAGCCTTCCTTTGTCGCGCTCATCACTGCCATTACCGCCTGCATGACAAAACGCATCATCATCATACGGCTGATCCGGCCTAAGAGCTGCATCCCTTTCCCTGAGTTCTTCGCCGCTTTACCAGCGCCATTTACAGAGTCCCTTAATTTATCCGCGGATGCTTTTGCTTTCTTCTGTCCGGCATCTGCACTTAAAAGGGATTTTTTGTATTCATTCTCTGCCTGGAGCACCTGTTGTAGCTGCACATAAGTCTGGTCATAATCTGCATCTCCAAGTGATATTCCCTGCTGCTCCATTCCCAAAAGCTTACTTCTAAGTGCTTCTTTCTGTCCCTCAAAGGAATTGGGATCAAACTGGACCGGAATTTTAACAGGAGTGGTAAGGTTCTTTTTATAAGTACTCAGATCGGACTGTGCCTGGTTTAAAGCCTTATAGGTGCTGTCATACAAGGCATCACCAAAGCTTTTTCCCTGGCTTTCCAGATCTTTAAGTTCCTGCTTTAAACGATCAATCTTCCCCTGCAGGGAGTCCGCTGGAAAAATAACTACATCCGGTGTTGGATTTGTCAGTTCCTGCTTGTAATCTTTAAGAGCCTGCTTGACCTTTTCCAGTTTTAAATATGCCTCATCATATTTTTCATCACCAAAATACATTCCCTGACTTTCCAGGTCTTTGAGTTCCTTCTTTAATTCGCTAATCTTCTGTGCAAATTCATTGGTTGCCTTTTCCGCTTTCTCTTCTCCGGCTGCATACTTATCAATAAATTCTATTGCTGCAGGATCATAACCATATGCCGAAGGATCGTCTACCTTTACCCGTCTGGCGGGTGTCGGCTCCTGTTCCTGGTATTCCCCACGATCTACTTTGATGGCATCCATCTGTTCCTGCAGGCTTTTGGTCTGTCTTTCTGCCTGTTTAGCTGACTCTGTTACCTGATCAATCCCTTCAGCTGCCTTGGAAGACTGGGCTGCTGCTGTTTCTGCCGCCTGGCCCACATTATTAAACACATTTGAAATATTGTCAGAAAGCCTGTCAACTGCTTTAGTGAGTCTGTCAAAAGCTTTTTCCAGTGTTCCGGTTCCTTTTTCCAGTCCAGAGGTATCAATTTTTGTATCAAATTTCAGACTGCCATCAGCTGCCATATCCTCACCTCTTTTCCAGGCATCAAAATAAGACGCTGTCACGCGCCTCAGCCTAATAACTTATTCCAATAGTCAATTTCTTCCTGTTCTTCTTTCGTATACCGTTTCTTAAGGTCACAGATCTTTTTATTGTTTCTACGAAATTCTCTTTCCCATTTTTCCAGGTGCTTACCTTTTGCCATTTTCTGCCGGATCCCCAGTACGGTGGAAAAGATACCTTCCCGGATTTCCATGAAATATCCCACAAAGGTCCACCAGTGAATATATGGGACGGATCTTACTTCGCATCCGGCCACCTGGTTGATAGCCGGAAACAGGATCGGCTCATCCTGCTCCCAGTCCATCACCTTGACCGGCATTATATCCTCTTCATCTTCCTGGCCACAGTCCAGGAACCAGAGCGCCTTTTTAGCTGCCTCTTCATAAAGTTCCTTTGGCATATCTGTCCAGCCTTCATACAGGATCTTACACATAACCACGTGAGCTTCTTCTACCGTAAGCTCTGGATCATTAAACGCCTGCATGATCACCAGGATATCCCTGTAGTCCGTTCTGATCTTCCATTCCTTTTTGCCTACCTTAAGAGTGACAGGAAGCTGGCCTAACCGGATCATTTTGTATAGCCGGCCGTATACTTCTGGATCCGCTTATTGCTTGCCTCTACTCCGGCTTTCATGTTTTTCTTGATGATCGGCATCAGACCGTTCATAACGGACTCAAACAGGAGCTTTCCGCCTTTTACTGGTGAAAATGGAGACTGACCATTAAACAGCGTGTCATAAACGTCTGCGTTAAAAATAGCATTAAAACAGTCTTTTACGCCCTGCTCTGCTTTCTTCCACTCAATACTTGCATTTTCATCTGTTGGATCTACGGTACCGTCCTCCAAAAGCTTGACGTTGCCCTGAAGCTCATCTTTCACATGCCCCAGCTTCTCCATTTCATCCATGCAGCGCTGCCACATATTCAGATCAGAAGGATTAATCCGGATCACACGGTCCGGATCATCATTTATCATGTACTCCTTATAACCTTCATCAAATTTAAGGCTTTCCATATATAGTCTCCTTATTCACTGTCAGGTGTAAACGTCTTTGTTTCTAAGGCAAAAGTTCCCTTTACTCTGTTGCCTGTATGATGTACATTAAACGGGATCTGATAACCGGTGGTATCTCCGCCATAGCTTGACACTTCAATAATCACATCTTCGCGATAAGCCACATAAGAGCCTGCTGCTCCAGATGCCGACTCCCAAAGGTGTACTTCAACAACGGTAGTTTTTAAGTCATCTAGGGTCTGACGTTCATCAATGATCCCCTGAAGCCGTTCAAACATAGGATCACCCACAACCGCATAAAACGGATCTGCCGTAGCCTGTGGCTGGTAGCTGTCCAATGTAACGGATGTTTCACCCAGAATATTGTTCTTGGTATCCACATTGGCATTCATTTCTACGTTGTATTCTTCCAGGTCTTTTCCTAAACGGACATAAGCTGTTTCCTTTGTGCCCGGAAGAGCAGAGTCAATAAAGTTACCCATGAATTTTCTTTTGATCTTCTGTCCTGCAATAGGTGCTTTATCTGCCATTTATTCTTCCTCACTTTCTACTTTGTACTGGGCATAGATCTGCAGCTGATACATAACGCCCTGATCAACGGTATCTCCCATCAGGCCCATGCTCATGGCATTGGCTGTGGTTGCCTTTAAAAATGTGGCCTCTTTCACTTCATCACCCACATTTACTTCTATTCCACTCTCTTCTGGAAGCTGCTCTAGCCAATAGGCCAGTTCCAAAAGGAAATTGCTGTTTGCCAGCCGGTTGTAATCTGTAAAGGACTGTCCCACTGCATACATAACAAAGTTATGCCTGCGGATCTGATTACCCAGGATATCTTCTTTCACCAGGCTGTCACCATTGCTGGACAGGCCGTAATTAACCGGATCCGGTTCTGTAAAATCAATGTGAATATCATCACCGGTCAGAAACTCGGATATCTTGGGATATTCCGTTAGTTTCTGACGCATATATTCAATGATCGTCATATCCTGCCTCCTCTGCTAAGCACTGCCTGCGCCGCCTGAAGGATATCATCCTTATGATCTGCTTTCATACGTTCAAACCATTTCTTTCCGCGCATAGGAGCACCAGCATAAGTCAGCTCTTTTCCTGTTGGTACCTTGATCTCATTTTTCTTCGCCCAGGCACTTCCAGTTGTTGGTGACACATAAAGGATGCCTTCATACAGGTAATGAGCAAACGGACCGGGAGTATCAATCTGGCCTGAACCGATTGTAGTGGCAGCCACCATCAGGTGTTTCAGCTCGCCGGCCTGACGCCTTGGCATATAATCACTCATATAGCGCATACATTCACTGTCGATTGCTGCTTGCACAGGTCCATTTTCAGCAACTTTATGTCTACGCCGCATTTCTGCCGTAGAAAGCATTTTTATAACTATTTTCATGGTTACACCTCCTACTTACAGGACAGCTCATAATGCTGGACCGCTTCACTACCATACAACCGTTCATCCACAGTTGTAACTGTTACATATCCATGGCTTGCTTTCAACGCTGCCAGTGACTTTGACATGGTTTCCTGACTGCTGCAGTCTATTTCGTCTTCAACGATACCTTTTACAGCCAGATCCTTTCCCTGGGTAAACGTAAGTGGATTGCAAAGACTTTCCAGCGGGATTACCAGAAGAACTGACGCTGCATCACGCTGGCCTGTTTTTAGAAAAGTAGACTGCCTCACATCTTCCCAATAAACATCTTCAACCGGTATCCGGATGTATCGCATATCCTTGCCGCATTTGTGGTATAAATACAAGGTTACATCTGCATTAGTAAACATCAGCACACCCCCTGATAGCATAAACCGGTATTTTCCAGCCATTTCTTAACGATCTGGTTTTGCTTCCTTATGGCAGCTTCTGTTAATTCCTGCGAAGATCCATAGGAAGCCGAATAAGTTCCGATCTTTTCAGAAGTCTTTCCGGATGCATTTTTTTCCGTCTTTTCCTGCCGACAGATAACCTCTGCCAGTTCACAGCAGCATAATTTTGCTTCTTCCGGAACATCTTCCATAATCGTCAGCCGTCCGAATGTATACTGATCCATGATCTGGCTTGCCTGTCTGGCATAAAAAGGAAAACCGGAGCTGATGGCCGCTTTCCTTCCAAGAAGATATTCATTTTTATAAAACTCTTCATCTGCATAAACCATCAGCTTTTTTCCTTTCTTTTATCACGCATTTTTGATAAGGGTTACATCCTTCGTTACTGCAGATGCAACCACCGTTACGGTCTCAGTGATCTGACTGTATCCGGTCTTTTTGATCTTTGCCGGATATGTACCAGGTCGCAGGTTAAATACTGCTTCGCCTGACGCATTGGTCTTTAATCTGGATCCATTTACATCTACAATAGCACCTTCAATTGCTTCCGGACTTCCTGCGTTATCCTTTACAGTAAAGGTTACAGTCTGAGTAGTTACCGGTGTTGCCGGTTCCAGATAAGCAAACGGGCAGCCTACACGGTCCTCATCCATTCTGGTTGCCGGATTTGGAAGAGCCCAACCCATACGAAATACAATACGCAGAGCTACCATATCCTGCTGAGCCAGGTTATAAACGATATCCTTAGTGATCGGATCCTGGATAACTCCCTGGTCAAGGATCTTTACAGTAACGTCCTGACGAATTGCATATACCGCCTGCTTAAAATCACCTACGATTAGTTGAGCAATGCTGTTATCATAAGCACCGTTCTGCGGGAAATACATAGGCGCACCGTCCAGTGCGTAATTAGTGGATCCCTGCATGTCGCTCTTAAAAATCGGTGTTCCGTCCGTTGCCTTGATGCCTCTTAACTTTGCTCTCATACCCATGGCTGCCAGAGCGCCAGTTGCCATGTAACCATCCTCTTCAACTTTGGAGATCACGCCATTCTCTCCCAGAAGCAGGTTGTAATAATCCGGAGTAGATCCAGGTGCTACGTTGTTGCCTGCCTGACGTGCCAGGGTGATGATATCGTTCTGCCATACTCTCGGGCGATTTACACCGAAGATGATCGCAGAGTCTACTCTCTGGCCGATTGCTTCATTTACTCTTGGAGTGATCTCACCAAAAATATCAAACTCCGCATCATCTAATACTGCCTCTGGGATCGGCACGATAACAGCCAGCTCAGCTGCATCCAGATATACGTTATCCCAAGCCTGGCGGCTGGTCTGTTTCATACCAGTGTCACCATCCACCCAGTACGCAGTTGGGAGGAAATCCAATACACGGATCCTGGTCTGGTCACTGGTCATGTTTGGCAGCTTTCGTGCCATGCTCATAAATACGGACTGCTTCGGTGCGTCCTGAAAAATGGTAGATACTACCTGTTCGCGGATGATTGCCTCCGCATCAGATCTGCTTGTAATATGTACTGGCATAAATCAATTACCTCCTTATTCTCTTCCAAAAATACTTCTTAAGGCTTCATTTGCCCTTGTCTTTGTGTCCTCAGTTCCTTTACCGCCCGATCCAGGAGTATAAGAAACCACTTTGGGTATCTGTGTGTCCTGAAACAAATAGGCATTGTCTTTCTTGACTGCCTCCAGAGCAGTTTTAATATCCGCTTCCTGGTTCTTGCTGGCTTTCAGCTTCTCTACATCCATGAATGGCATTACCGCTTTCAGATCACGGGGCTTGTACCCTTCTGCAGTAGTCTTTAAAAGATCATTAAAGTCACGATCCGCAATCTGCTTCTGGTACTCCGCATCCTTGGCTGCCAGATCTGCGGTCAGCTTGATGACTTTTCCCTGCAGGTCCTGAACGTTGACACCTTCAAAACTTTTAAGAGTTGTCTGGGCTGTATCTAACTGAGTTTTGTAGTTGTCTCTTTCTGACTTTATGGCTTCAATATCCTTGCCATTCTCAGCCATAATGTTGTCCACCTGTTCCTTTGACAGGCCTATGTCCTCTAAAAATTTTCTCTTCATTTTCTTCCTTTCCCACTACGCTTTTTACGGGGTCGCTTCCCTTGTGTTGGTAGTTTTACGTCATTCCGGACAATTTTTTACATAAAAATAACACGCATCTCTGCGTGCTTACTGCTCGATCTTATTACATTTAGTACACCGTCTTACATAACCGCCATAAGGACCGGAAGCCCGGCTCCAGTGCTTACGATAGTGGTGACAGCATTCCTTCTTCTTGAAAAAACTCTGCCAGATCCATGATATAAGTCCCGTAAGATCACCTTCTTTCATTTGCGACGTCGCAATTTATAGATTTATTTAACTTCAATTTCCGGAATTAACCTTTCAGGATAAAATACCAATTCATAATGATACTTGTCTGTTCCTTTCGGCTCTGTCTGCTCCATTACATAGCAGGTCCAGTCATTCAGGTAAATATAATCCTTATAATACTGGTCATCACCTGTTTTAATGGTCACTATCAGTTCATTTGAACTATTATTGCTAAGAGCCATATAACCTTCAGCCTGGAGCATAACCTTATCCGTTCTTGCATTGGTAACTGTAATTCTGCGATAAATATTAAATTCATTCGCATCTTTTGATAAATTATGGTTTACTGTGTGCGCTGTTGAACACCCTGTCATTCCAAACATCACAGATAATGCCACTCCAAATGCTAAAATTTTCTTTTTCATCTTCTTATCCTCTCTTTCTTAAAAATGGGCACAAAAATACCACCGGCCTGCTGACTGGTGGTATTCGTAATTTTTATATATGCTAATCCAGATAACTATCTGGCAGGCGTCACCTCTCCTGCATCTCTTTTGACCCATAGGGTGCGTGGTTGCAACGTATTTTACCACCTCAAACAGTCATCTGGATAAAGCCTTTAATAACTATGCCATTTACAATTTTTGCAAATTCCTTTCCAATCAGCTTTTTTCTTAAATCGCTCAGGTACTTTGTCCATCTTTAACACACCGTCAACTGCATCCACATTCTCAATACAATCAATATTCTCAATCATTTCATCCACAAGAGGACATTTTACAAATCTATCATCTTCCATGTCTCACTATCTCCAATGCTTTCAAAATGTTGTCAGAATACTCTTCCCGCTTAAATGCAGTACGGATAAATGCATCCGATGTTCTTACGTATGCAGCTCCATCTTCACTGTAATACCGCTCGAACTGCCCCTTCCAGACGGTCTCTGAAAATGATGCCCGGCGGATAAAATCTTTTGCTTCGTCAAAAGTTACTTCATGCTGCCGTTCATCGTTAATGTGTTCGCTGTCAAAGCTGAGTTTTTCAAAATCCACTTTGCTCAGGTGAACTACCCATTGTCTAAAGCCAATGGGCTTCCTGCTTCCCTGACCTCGTAACCTACTATCTCCACAGGCGTTAATTCGGGCAGTTCCTGCCCTATGTT